ACGCGACCCCCTCGGGATGACGATGAGCTCTACCAGCTAGTCACGAAGCTGTGGGGTGTCACCATCCCGAGGGGTAAGCACTGCCCCGAACACAACGCCCCGTTCGAGGCGTTCAGCACTGCCTTCTTTGCCCGCGAGCCCCAGGTCCTCGTCCGCGGCTCCCGTGGTCTGTCCGGCAAGACCGCCATGATGTCCTGCCTCGGGCTCACCCAGGCTGCCGTGTGGGGCGCGGACAACAACATCGTCGGTGGATCTGAGCAGCAGGCTCTCAACGCCCTGGCGCACATGAAGAAGTACTGGAGCTACGAGAACGCTCCGACGTACATGATCAAGAACAACCAGACCCAGAGCATTCGCCTCACGAACAACGCCCTCATCCAGCCGTTGACGGCCTCGGAGAAGTCGGTGCGTGGTCCTCACCCAGCTCGTCTGCTCCTCGATGAGATCGATGAGATGGACGGCAGCATCCTGGAGTCGGCCAAGGGTCAGCCGATGCCTCAGCCGAACTGGATGGGCGTCGAGATCCCCCAACAGACGATCATGGTCTCCACGCTCCAGTACGCCGACGGCACGATGATGAAGGAGATGCAGCGCTTCGAGGAGGAGGGGCTGCCGATCCTGGAGTGGTGCTACAAGGACACGATGTGGGCCAAGGACGGCTGGCTGTCCGAGGAGTTCGTAGAGCAGAAGAAGCGTGAGGTCTCCCGCGAGCGCTGGCGCGTTGAGTATGAGCTCGGTGAGCCTTCCATCGGCAACCGTGCCATCGACTCTGAGGCTGTGGAGAAGATGTTCTCCCTGGAGTGCCCTGAGCCCACCAAGATCGGCCGGGACTACGAGGAGTATGAGTACGCCAAGGTCCGCCAGGACCGTGACTACGTCATCGCTGCAGACTGGGCGCAGGCCGTCGACTACACGGTCATCACCGTGTGGGACGTGACCTACGAGCCCATCGAGTGCGTCTTCTTCCTCAAGATGAACCGTCGGCCGTACCCGTACATGGTCGGCTGGTTCGACCGCCTGCAGAAGCGGTACAACTACGCCCAGGCCATCCACGACGCCACGGGCCTCGGCCGGGTCGTTTCGGACATGCTGGAGGGCACCGCCCGAGGCTTCGTCATGGCAGGCCGGGAGCGGGACAACATGCTCAGCGACTACGTCTCAGCCGTTGAGCGGGGCCAACTTCGTGCCCCTCGCATCCCCAGTTTCTATCGGGACAACCTCTACGCTTCCGTCGAGGACCTGTACGCCCGCGGCAAGGACTTCCACCTGCCGGACTCGGTGTGCTCCGCGGCCCTCGCGTGGAAGCTGGTCAGCTACAAGTTCCCGGGGGTCGAGCCCGTTGGGTTCCCCAAGACCGACCAGAACTGGATGGCTCGTCAGCTGGAGGAGAACGTCAGCCACCTGGCCGACAACAGCGCCTGGATCGAGGGGGAGGTGCACAGCACTGCGGACACCCATCAGATCAGCTTCACATGATCACGTGTTGCAACCCTGGTCACCGTGTGCTTATGATGCACAGATGGACATCGGAGACATAGGGATCACCTGCGAAGAGGTAGACATGTTCCCAGAAGAGACACCCCGCATCGTCATCAAGCTGGGCGAGGATTCCTCGCTCGTGTACCTGGAGATCGGTGAGGACGAGTACGTCCTCGATGGAGAGACTGCCCGAGCGGTAGGAGACGCCCTGTACAAGACGGGGTGTGACTCGGAGGCTCAGGCTCAGCGGAAGCGCGCCTCATGATGATGCGGCGCGTGTACTGCGGCACGACAGAGTGCGTGCACGACCACGTGTGGGAGAACGGGGTTCGGTTCCACCACGAGCCCATCACCGAGTATCAGACCAAGGAGCAGAGCATGGATCCGTGGCAACTTCCCATCGGATGGACAGAATCCAAGATCAGTGGCAGCGCTGGCCGTAGCACCGGCCCGAATATCAACCTCGTGAGCGAGAAGGAAAGGACTCAGGCACCAGACGTCGAGCAGGCGTTCCGCCGCCTCGCCCTGCTGACCTCGATCACTGAGGCCATGAAGGAGCTGGGCTACCAGGGTCTGGAGATCTCAGAGCTGCTCGCTGTAGCCCACTGGGTGGCACCCGATGGAATCTGACAAGGTCATCGATCTGGTTCAGCACTACACGGACCAGATCGAGGTGCTCAAGCACGAGGTTGAGGATGCCGTGCAGACCGTGGCGCGCATCGTGGCCTCGTACGGGGGACGCACCAAGATCAGTCCAGAGTTCCTCCTCAAGGACTACGAGCTCGTGTCCTACAAGGACCCGAGTGGGGACATCATCCTGGCCAGCAGGGAGGTATTCCGTGGCAGCAAAACTGAGCGTCCGAGTAGTTGATGGCCGGAACACAGAGCTTGGCAAACTCAGCAATCCGCTGACTCGCGATACCTTCCAAAAGCTGAGTTTGCCTGTGGATGTGGACGGCAAGACCGTCATGGTCGAGGTGACCATCGATCTCACAGGTCTGAACGATGACTGACCTCTTTGTGAAGAGATACGACCCCTTCTGGCTCCATGATTTGAGCAAGGGTGAACGCGAAGAGGTAGTCGACTGGGTGGTCACTAACGGTGTTGACCCTGAGATGTGTGCAGGCTTCGACGTCACCTTCTCGGACATCAACCAGGTGCGGTGCAAGATCTACCGCAAGTACCAGGGGAAGCCAATCTGGAATCCGGAGAACAATTCCGCCGAATATGATAGGGATCAGGTATTCTCTACGAGGCGGCTACCGGCCGCGATCTGGAGAGATCATCCCGCTAACAGGAGCACTAAATGAGTGACATTAAGGTCCACGACGAGGCCTTCACGCCGCGTCGCAGGGGAAGACGACCGATCATCAAGATCGATGATCTACTCAAGACAGTGGCGGAGAACCCAGGGAACTGGTGCTCGAAGGACTACCCCGAGAAGGAAGCTGCATCGGTCATCCGGCAGCTGAAGTCCCAGTTCCAGAACCTGGACGTAGCCTCGATGCGCGATGGAGATACCCGACGGGTGTTCGTCATGCTGTTGCAGGACTGAATGAGCAGAAGCCCCTCCGGAGCCGAATTCTGGAGGGGCTTCGTGCTGCTTGGCTAGGCATCGCGACGATGATTGAGGAAACAGAGGAGTACACGTGCCTAATGAACGTTACGGCGACGTCCTTCGGTATACCGACGAGGACGTTCCTGAGCTTCTCAACGAGGCTAAGCAGCCGTCCAGTCCGCTGGTAGAAATCGGTGGGACTGGCCTTAAGCGTGCCACCGGCATTATCGATGAGGAATTCCTCCCGGCATTGCGCGGGCGTAAGGCCATCAAGGTCTATCGGGAAATGTCGCTTAACGACCCGATGGTCGGGGCGATGCTTTTCGCTATCGACAAGCTCGTGCGTCAGGTGACGTGGCGAGTCGAGGGCAGCGACAACACCGAAGAAGCATCTCGCGCTGTCGAATTTGTCGAGCAGTGCATGGACGACATGTCCCATACGTGGAACGACATGATCTCCGAGATTCTCTCGATGCTCGTGTACGGCTGGAGCTGGCACGAGATTGTCTACAAGAAGCGTGTGGGGCCCTGGGAGAAGGACCCGAAGAAGCGCAGCAAGTACACCGACGGCATGATCGGGTGGCGCAAGATCCCGATCCGCTCGCAGGAGACGCTGCTTCGCTGGCTCTTCGACCAGGAGGGTGGCGTGCAGGGCATGGTGCAGATCGCCCCGCCCTTCTACCAGACCGCTGTCATCCCGATCAATCGCAGCCTGCTGTTCCGCACTGGCCTGCACAAGGGCAACCCCGAGGGCCTGTCGCTACTGCGTAACGCCTACCGTCCCTGGTTCTTCAAGAAGCGCCTGGAGGAGTTCGAGGCCATCGGTGTCGAGCGTGACCTTGCTGGTCTCCCGGTGGCCAAGGTGCCTGCCTCGTACATGAAGGCGCCCATGGGCAGCCCGGACGACAAGCTCTACAAGGCGTTCAAGCGCATGGTTCAGAACGTGCGGCGGGATGAGCACGAGGGACTGGTGCTGCCCAACCAGTACGACCCCGATACCAAGCAGCCACTCTTCGAGTTTGAACTGCTCAGTGCTGGTGGTAGCCGCACCTTCGACACCAACGCGCTCATCGGTCGCTACGAGCAGCGCATCCTCATGGTGTGTCTCGCAGACTTCATTCTGGTGGGGCACGAGGGTGTGGGCTCCTACGCCATGCACGTGGACAAGACCGGCATCTTCCGGGCAGCACTCAACGTCATCACTGAGGCCATCGCTGATGTGTTCAACCGGCACGCCATCCCGCGGCTCTTTGAGCTCAATGCGTGGAAGCCGGACGAGCTGCCCCGAATCGTACCGGCCAACGTCGACCCGCCGAACCTCGCTGAGCTCGGCCAGTTCATGACGCAGATGTCCGGGCTCGGGATGCCGTTCTTCCCCGATCCTGACCTGGAGAAGTTCCTGCGCGATGTGGCTCACCTGCCTGAGATCCCGGATGACGTGCTGGAGCAGCGTCGCGAGATGGCTCAGATGCAGAACCAGGCCATGTTCCAGGAGCAGGCCATGGGCATGGCTGGCATGGACCAGAAGGCTCAGCTCGTCAACCAGGGCATGACCCCTGAGCAGGCTGAGATGCACGCTCAGGCCCCTGACCCGGCTACTCAGGCTCAGATGCAGGACCCGACCCAAATGGCCA